CCGACTGATTGCTTCCAAGATCGCCTGTTTGGATGTTTCCTGTGAGTTTTGCGCCAGTGTAGGTCATTACTCTGGTGGTCAAAGTTCCACCCAAGAAATACTTGCCACCCAAGAACAAAGGCGAATCAAGCGACTGATCCAAAGAATCAATCGATGCGCTGATAGAGTCAATCTGGTCTAGCGTCAAAGCAGCAGTGGTCGCTTCAGAGATGTAGTTCGTCCCTGCGATTGCATAAGTCCACTTCTTCGTTGAGAAGTTATAGATCAGCAACTTGCGGACACCATCAATCCCAAGGAAGTTCCACAGAACCAGTTTTCTCAATGGGTCAACCGCTGCCGACATATTCTGGAAGTCAGCCACAGAAGCGTTTGCAAAGAACCAACGATCAACCTTTTCAGACCCAATCGGGATGACTGACTGACCATCACACATATAGAACCCATCATCAGACAGGTAGAAGGTGATGCCAGCATACTGAGCGATAGAACCAGCAACAGAACAACCCTTGTTTCTTGAGATGTTGTCAAACTGGAAGATGAACGGAGTCCCGATATAGGACATACGATAAATCGCTCTTTCTAGGAAGATGACCCCAAATTCACCGCCTCGGATACCAACGATCTGACCACCATCGGGTAGGTCTTGATAGTCAGACTGAGTGGCTTGCGAACTCGTCCATGTCGTTTCATCATTCAAGCCCGACCATTGGACTCGATACTGTTGTTGCACCCCAGATTCTTTGACATTGGCACACACAACAAAATCACGCACGACTGTAATGAATTTAGCAATCGGCGCATCATCAGAAAGATTACGAAAAGCAGTAGATGTTCCAAGAGTCCAACTTTGCAAGCGTTGAGAGTTATTCGTGGCAATGACCACATCACCAAACTGAGTGAACCTGAATCGCTCGTTACTTGGAGTCGTGTATCCAGATGCACTGGGCTTGATCGTCACATTACCCGATGTGGTCGCAGAAGTGGTCGTAACAGTAAATGTATTCGCATCGGTCACAGTCACCGAGAAAGTGCCATCCGTTGCCGATCCAGAAGTGAAATCCAGATAAACCGAATCACCTGTTTTCAGTTTGTGTCCGTTGCTGGTTACTGTCAGAGTGGTCGTGCCAACCTGAGAATAAGTGCCTGTGAACTTAGAAACATCGGTCAAAGCACCCACACCAGACACCGAGTAAATCGTGCTTAAACCTGCCGTAAATACTTGCGTGTCCCCATCAGGCTCTCTTGCACCATACAAAGAAATCAGATTCTCAGCAGCCGCCTCGGAGAAGTTCACAGCAGAAGGAAAAGGGCCATACCCGACAGCCTGAGAAACCACATTCTTGGCATCAGTCAATGCACCTGTCAGACCAGGTTGGTCAGGCAACCATTCCGTGAGTTCTATGCGTTGAATAGCCATGTGTTATTTCCCTGTTGTGCATTTGTCCAAGTGTTCGTGCTTGCGCTGATTGGAGTCCAATTATTCGTCCCTGTGGCTACTTCTTCCCAAGTGTTGTCATTGGCTGGCACATCAGACCATGTGTTGTCATTGGTCACAATATCCGACCAGTTATCGCCAATCCTGATCCCATTACAGATGACAGTAGCCTCACAGACCACAGACCCAACGCCACTTGCCGTGATCACACCATTAGCCGTGACTGTCGCATCTGCCGTGATGGTCGCAACTCCATCCAAGACCAGACCAGCAACGCATGAAACAGTCGCTGTTGCGTCAATCGATCCAGAAGCATCCCTGACCCTGATCCCATCAGCAGAAACAGTGGCATCGCAAGTGATGGTAGCAATGCCTTCAGCAACGATTCCACCATTTGCCTCTACTGTTGCAGAGCAAGTAATAGAAGCAGAGGCGTCTTTGACGATCTGAGCATTAGCCGTGACAGTCGCACTAGCCTGAATATCAGCAACACCAAACTGGACTCTGATCGCATCAGCAGATACCGATGCGCTTGCCTCAATAGAAGCAGTCCCCAAGAGAACACGAATTGCATCACAAGTGACAGATGCAGAAGCGTCAACAGCACCAGAGCCAAATTGAACCCTAGTGCCTTGCGCTGTTACATCTGCCGATGCTGTGATTGTTCCAGCACCGAATTGAGCTCTAGTGCCATCTGCGGTTACTGTCGCAGAACCAGTTACCGATCCATATGCGTCCCACAGCGTGACAGAAGTTAGGTATAACTCACTGTCAAGCGTTAGCGTTAGGTCATCAATTGATCCCTTGAGGTTGTCAAGGGAATCAATCGACCACGGCGGGAGCAGATCAGCCATTTCACGCCAAAGTGACGCTCAACGAACCGATAGCGATACGGAACACATCGCCAGTTGCAATCGTCTTAGATGCGTCCAAAGCCGTGTAATACAGCAAGTTACCAGAGGTTGAAGCATCCAAGATACCAATGTGCGTCACAGTGCCCCACGACCCACCCGCTTGAGGAAACTCAATCGCAGCAGAGTTCGTAGAAGTGCCGTTGCTAGGCGCACCAAAGGTAGCCGATTGACGAGCGTAAGAAGTTCCAGAAACCTCAGTCCCTGTGTTTCCCTCGCCAGGGTCACTCGTATAAAGACCCACATACACAGTCGCAGGGCTGGTGTAGGTGGTGTTTCGCAGAGTAGCGTTGATTAACGCATTCTCTAGGTAGTTACTCATTTCAGCCATGATTTACCTCATTGAAGTTTGCATTGCCAGAGGAACGCCAGAGTATTGTGATCGTTCATCACTCACTTTCAGCGTTTCAATTGCTCGGTTATACATCGTGCCCCATGTTGCAATACGAGCATCGTTCATGATGTAAGGCTCTGCTTCCATCAGTGAGGCATACAGTAGTGCGTCAGGACAGTTGGCGATAAACACATTGCTGGTGTTTGAATCACTCAGGAATGTCGGAGATGCGTAGTAGATCATCTCCAGCGTGTAAGCAGTGTCAGGAATCGGGGCTAACAGGAAGTCATTAGCCATGATCGTGTAATCAATGGGCTTGCCTGATTCACCACGGCGAGAGTTCCTAGAAAACAAACTCGGACTCATGTAATCCAACGGCTGGACAGGATTGGTCTGCACGATGAAGTCACGAATCTCAATGAAATCAGAAGGCAACTCAACTGTATTGTCACCACCAGTGGTAGAGGTGGTCACAGTCTTAAGCATCTGACGGATTCTCAGTTCACGGCGCAGACGAATCTCGGCAAATCGGATGAAGTTGGGAATCTGATCGATCAAATCAGTCCGAGCCAAATAGTTGGCAATTGCCGTTTTCAAGTCCGAGTAGGTTGCAATCATAGTTCGTCCCATCCGTATTCATAAGTCCCGATGTGCCTGATGTGCATCGATAACTCATGATCAACGATTGTTGGTATCCCATTTTCCCACGCTTTAGCGCAGAAATAAATATCTTCACCAATTAATCCACCCTTGTCGGTCACATCAAACCAGAACCAAGGTTTAGGCATATTGAAAGCCTCTTTGCGAGTTAACACTAAACCAAAGCCAAGTGCGCCAACTTCTTCTAAACCTTCTTTGCCTTTACTCCAAACCTTAACGAGTTCGTTCTTCTCGTCATCACGATCCAATGCAGTAGGCTCAATCGGTTTTCTGCGAGTGGTTGCGTTAACACCCACAATGGGGACTTCACGACTTAGCAGAATCCTTAACGAGTCTTTAGGAAACCGCATATCGGAGTCAATCCAGAGAATCGCATCTGCGCCATCTTTGAGGGCTTGTTCTGCCAAGCGTTGGCGTTGATCCATGATCAATGTGCCTGGCATCTGGTAAATCATCAGAGAATTACCATCTTCTGAACATCGGGTCACTCCGTCATACGCACATAGTCGTGCAAGATCAAAAGCAAACCCACTCATGACAGTATCCCTACAAGGGACGCAGATTGCAACTTTCATACTTCTCCTGGTCGTGTTCTAAAAAATCGATTATCAGGGTCGTTAAGAAACGCCTTGAACCTTCGTTCGTCAATCACGGCGAACCCTCTCATTATGCCCTTTTTGTTAAGGTCATCAATCACGACAAAGGGTAAAGAAGCAATCTTTGTTAACTCGCCCCACTTGGCTCGTTCGTCTATCGCCGCATATTCTCTTTTATTTTTTTCAATGATCTCCGACACATCTTGGCGAATCTCAAGTGTGAAGTTTCCATCTGCATCATGGAAGATGGTTTGTTTATCGTCAGTTGCGTTTACAAGTTTCATAAAAAAAGGGGAAGGGTTATTAGCCCCTCCCCTGTTTAGGTTGTCATTGATCAGGCAACAGCCAGATCAGCAGCGATGCCATGAGCGGCTTCGTTACGGACTTCCAAGGTGAACTCAGCCAGAATCTGAGTCTTCTCGCTGTCGCCAGTCTTAGCAAGTTCGTTCGTGGCGAACGGGCGCAGATAGGCAAGAGCTGCGTACTCAGGATCGAGCACCAGAGCGTCACGGGTAC